GATTGAAACGATAACAAGTAATTTCCTTTTGATTGGTAGAATAACCAAGATTTTTAGTAGCCTTCGTAACAAACGCGAAGGGTATCATTAAAATCAATTGCGCCTCCTAAATTCTGCACTAAAACTGTTGATGTTCCATAAGTGCTTTCTGACGCGGCAGATGCAGTAATAGAACAACTAACTCTTACATTTCCAGCAGTAGTGGTGGCTATGTTGGCATTACAAATATCTCCAACGGCTGCTCCTTGAAGAGCCACGGCCTGAGAAGTTGTTGCGTTTACAGCTAAACTGCTTGGATTCCAACTTAAAGTGGCACATTGTTTGTCATAAAGAGTTGTGCCTCTTTCGCCAACACTCAGTCCAGCTAAAAACTCTTCTACATTAGAATGAGTTGTCCCGGAAGATGCTCCTAAATTTCCTTTTAGTGTCGGAACAAAAAGCACTGCCAATACAACAATCAATGCAATAATTAAATAGTCTTGTATTTTCATTTTTTGGTTGTTTTCTTTTTTCCGACCTTTATGTCTTGAATTTCTTTCTTTGATTCTCGATTCTCAACCTTTGCCAATAGTTTTTCTTTTAATGATTTTTTTCTTTTGTCGTATAACATATTTTTATTTGTAAATTACCCCGACTGTTGAGCTAGCTCCATTGCCAATACAAGAATATGCTCCGGTATAGCCATCGGTTTGTTTATAAACTCCGCTGGTAGCTGGTAGGTTTAACCCATTATTCCAAGTGCAACCAGCCGCTACCTTACAAAGCGTGATAGCTGTTGAGCTTCCGTTGGTTATTTCAAAAGCTAGTCTTCCAGAAGAAGCTGCTGCTACTACAGTAGAGGTAGCGCCGGAACAAGTAATGCTTGTATTGGTGGGAGAGTTATAAGAAACTGCGTTGCTACTAATACCAGCCAATCTAGTTTCGCTTTTTGATAATCCAGCAACCACAATCATTGCCACAACAATAATCAAGACCAACAACCCTATTTGAATAACTTTATTTTCTTTTTTCATCTTTTTGTTTATTTCCACGACCTTTATCGTGCTTCGTTAATTTTTTCTTGTTTATTTTCGGCTTTAACACTATATTTTTTTATGTCCTCTAATGATCCTTCAACATAATTAATCCCTTCCCACAATGCCCTTAATTTTTCTCCTAACTTTTCATTGGAAGGATTGTCTCCTTCAAACATCAAACCAAAAGCGATGTTAGAAATAGTGTCTGATTTTTTTCCTTTTTTAAGCGTTCCTTGCTGATAAAGCCCATAAAGCAATGCCTTACGAACCGCTTCATACATTCCTTCATTTTCTACAAACCTTTGGAGATGAGTTTGCTCTTGCTCATCTAAAATTGAATCCCAATATTCTTTTCTATTTAAACCTTTCATAAATTTTTATTTTTATTGTGTTGCGACCTTAGTTAATGATTGTAAATTTGGTTTTTGTTGGGGTATTATTTCTGGCTTTCTCGGCTTAGCATAAAAATCTATAGGACTTAAATTACTAGCCTCTAAAATTTGATTAAATAATTTGGCCATTCTTGGATCATCTAAAACTTGAGGAGATGAAATAATAGTTCGCCAAACGTTAACCAATTTGTCTGTTGTTGCAGAAAGATATTTTTGTTTGCCAGAAATATTAACCTTGACTGACAAGGGAGCGTTTTGCATTTCTCCTTCTAAAATTTTTATAAATTTTTTATTTCCTCCTCTCATAAATTCATCCCTTGCCTTTTCTTTTAATTTTTCTACTTCTTCGTCATTCACTAATTCACCATTTAAAATTTTTTCTTTGATATAAGTATTGGCTACACAAACCACTAAGTTGTCGGCTATAGCCTGCATTTCGTCAAAATCTATTTCAGCTAAAAATTCTTGGTCTTTTGTAATTTCTTTAGCGATATAGGGAATAATCCAATCCCTATATATTTCTTCTACAAAAGTAGCGATCTTGCCCTTTCTATATTCGTGTAAGGAATGAGCTTCGGCAGTAATTAATTCTTGAAGTTTAAACGGCGTGCCAGAAGCTGGTTGCTCTCCCATAATACTTTCGGTAGCCGCACCCATTGTCCGGGCGTGGTTTTCCCATTGCCCGACTGATCTTTCAAATAAAGTTATATTTCTTGGAGTGGTATCAATTTGATTAACTTGCTTGCCATCTTCTACATAAAAAACCTCTAAATTATCAGCGTTAGACAATTTGTTTCTTGAAGAAAAAGTTCCATCTGTCGTCTGAAACAACATTTTAGAAGCTGCATCTAACATGTCTTTAATTCGGATCATGTCATAATTTGTCCAAACCTGAGCTTCAAATAATTCTTCAGCCCCACCAAAACCCAAGGCCCTACCATAAATAGCATCTCTTGATAAGAATTTATATGGAAATTTGTTTTCTTTCCCCTTGTAAAGAGTAAATCCTTGTCGGTTACCTTCTTTGTCTTTATAAAAAGAGACTATGTGAACTTGATTTGAAAAACCCTCCACTTCCCCGTTAAAACTTTCTTTTCCTTCTAACCACCAATTAGGGAAAGAACCATGCAATTCATAAACTTCTATATATTTACTTGGAGTCCTATTTTTTTGACCGGGAGCCAAATTAGATTCTTTCTGATTTTCTCCGGCCAAAGTCAATAAGTCTTCTATGTCTCCGGTTGAACCATTTCTAATGTCTCCCCATCCCCTTTGCGTCATTTCTCGTAATTCATTAGCGGAAAAATAATGTTTTTCAGCAATGGTGCCTGCCAATACATCGGTTTGATCGCAAAATGCTATGCGTTGCCAAGGAACTACTTGTGGTCTGACATCATTGACGTTCTTTACTAATACCCCGCCAAAATCAACATAAGTTTCAACTAATTCGTCTATAAAAGTGTCAATCCCGTTTTCTCTGGCCCACTTGGTGTCATGATATTTTTTAATCAAGAATGATTTGAAATATTGATAAGCATTTTCTACAAAAATTACTATATCTTTAACGTCAAATCCCTCAGCTCGGTACTGAAGGTTGAGAATGGGACGAATAATGTTTTTAAATGGTTTATCGTCGCTATTGCCAGTTGAAAATCTAGAGTTTTTATATAAAACAGTTAATTTGATATGCTCAAACATTTTCCATTCATAACCACTAATAACTTGAACTGGTAGGGTTTGATAACCAGTTTCTTCGCTTTTTATATAGTCAAAAATGTTTTGGGTCATTTAAAATAAGGGGATAATTGTTTCTCAAAAATTTGTTTTTTAATCTTGCTAGTTAATAAACGCCTCATAGAAAAAGGAAAAAACATTTTTTGTAGTTTTTGATTTCCTTTGGTAATAGTGACAATGGATTTGGTTTTTATAATTACCGGTTTAATTTGATCTAAAGCACTTAAAATAGTCTCGCCATTGGCCCTGTATTCAGTATCATTAGCTAAAATAACAATCGAATAATCGTCATTTTTAGTTTGTTTTTTGGCTGTTTTAGTAGTTTTTGGCATAAAAAAATCCCACTCCTTTATAGAGTGGGCGTAGGTTTTTCCTGTTCGCCTTATTTATATAATTTTCGTTCTAAATATTTCTCGGTATAAATTATCTCTTTAACTGGATTAGTGAGATAAACCGATAATTGCGTGCCGTCTTGGTTGACTGCAATCTCTAATTTCCCATAAGGTTTTAGATCTCGCAACAACTCAATGACCTTTTTTTCTGATTCTGATAATTTAATTTCAATCATTATAGCATATTTTAAATTAAAATACAATAATCAATGTGTGGATAGTAATTTATATTTTGAATTTATATAAAACCGGATTTTTAATTGCTTCTAATGCTTGGTCGAAAGTCATAAGTTTTCCATACATTTCGCCAGATAAGTCTTTGGCCAAGGCGCTTGTATAATTAAATAATCTGTTCTTATCTTTTATTAATTTACAAGCTAACTTATATTGGTTTTGGTAAGCAGGTATTTCTTGGGAAGCCCTAAAGGCAGGATCTGCCAAATATCTATCCCACCATTTTTCTACTCCGTATTCGGCTTGTTGTTGGGAATGAGTTTTTTCGTGGTTCATTAACGGCTCGTCAATAGGACCATTATCGGGATTATAAATAATATCCCCATAAGTAAAAACAATTCCTTTATGTAGCTTAAACGCTTGATTAATAATTTCAAAATTTGGTGGATATTGGTTGATTATTTTCATAAATTAAAGGCAATTTTAATCAATAATGCCAAAGCAATAGCTCCGAAAATTAATTTTGTAATTTGAATAATGGTTTCTAATTTACTCATAAAATGTGGTGTCCTAAGGTTTTATCCAATTCTTCCCGAATTTTTAATCTTTCCTCAAAACTTAAACCCCCATAGTTGTAGCCCCTTCTTTTCAAGCTAAAGTAAAAGTCCGCTCCGTCCATTTCAATATTAGCTGGGTTAATAGTTTCTAAAAATATTCTAACGATTTTTCTAAATTGCGGGAAAAACAGTAGGAAATTGATAAATAACTTAAATAGTTTTAACTTGTCGTGGATATGATTGGCTCGGCTAATACCAATATCCAATAAGCGATTAACCTCTTTTCTCAAATTTTGCCCCAGCTTTTTCTTATCTAATTGACTTAAAATATCTTGAAGCGGAAACAAATAAGCATTATCTGCAAAAAATACTAAAGCCACCGAATCAATTAAAACGTCTAAAGTATATCTAACTACCTCGCCTACATTATAAATAACAAATTTATCTTGCTTTAAATGTTGAGTAGCTTCTCTTAACCCTTTAACTAATTCCTTAATCGGCAAGGAAAAATCACTGTCTTGAATTTTCCAAAATGGAAAAGGATATTTTAATTGGATTAAATGAGCATAACTAATTAAAGCATAACGTCTTAAACCCTTTTGACTTAAAAATATCGGGATTAGGAAGGGAAATCGTGTCATTAGTTTTATATCTTCAATCCAAACTCGTTTTACAACTGCCACGTGGTCTATAATATCTTTGTCTATAAAACCATTTAAAAGAAACGAACATCCAATAATTTTTGTTTTAGCGCCGTCAGTTGTATGAATAATTTCTTCTTCAAACCCGTCGCAACGATCTTCGTCCCCAAAAATTCCTTCCAATCGCTTACAACTGCCTTTTTCTTTAATTACTCGGCGCACTTCTTGGTCTATCCACTTTCTATTTTCATCAGTAATTTCAATACCACCTTTTAATCCATTTAACCATTTTTGTCTTTTAGTTTCTAAATTTTGTTGGCCTTGAATAGTTATCATCTAGCTGGATTGGGTTTGGGCTTAGATTCAAAACGAGGTAAAGTTTCTAAGTATTCTTTACGTCTTTGTACAGGAACTAGGCTACAAATTTTATATGAAGCCGCGTCTATGGAGTGATCTGCTCCGTCATATTCTCCTGGAATTACAACCCCCGTTCTTTTATCAACCTTTTTTCTAAAATTATTAAACTCTCTTATGGTATTTATGCTTCTTCTAGTGATAGCAATCTTTAAATCTTGTAAAGTCTTAATCCTAAATCTTTTAGAATCGCTTCCTTTTACGCACCCAATTATATTTACTCCAAATCCTTTTATCTCATCTATGGCTTTTGGTTCTGCTGAATCTGCAACACAAACCGCGTGTTTATTAATTAAGACATTGGCCAAGTCACTATTGCGCAAATGATTGGCATAAATTAACTCGTCTATGATGTATTCTCCGTCTAAATAATAAATATCGTCTATACAAGCCGGATCAGGATCATAGCCAAAGTCTAATCCGGGGCCTTCGTATCTTGCTTGCTCTGGAACGTCATCAATAATCCTAAAACTCAATAACTTCCCATCAATAGCGGTTTCTGGCTCGCCTAACCATTTGTGCTTATATAAATTAGGTCTTTTTTCTTTATCATCTTCTATTTCCAATCGGATATTTTCTGGTAACCAACCATATTTTTGCGCAACGTCATAGTTAATATTAATAACTAAAGTATTTGGTCTGCCTTCAATTACTAAACGCTGATGGACTGGATCATCTTCTAATAAGCGGTTATAGGTGTAAATTATTTGCGATCCTTCTTTTCTAACGGTTGGCGTTAAAATTTCAATGCTATTTTTACTTACTGTTTGAGCCTCTTCCACCCACGCAATATCAATGCCTTCAATAGATTTTATGCTTTGCTCGTTATGGTAAAGCCCCTTAAATATAAAATCCGAACCATTTATTTTATTAATGATTGAATTATTAGTAATGTCAAAATCGGTTAATTTATATTGTCGGATTAAATCTGAAAGTAATTGATAAGAACTATCGGCAATCGAATTTTGAAATTCCCTAAAACATCCAATCCTTGTTTTTTGTTGTCTAGCTCGAATAAGTAAAAACCTGGCAACAGTATGAGACTTTAAAGAATATCGTCCTCCGTAAATAGCGGCTTCTCGCCAATCCGAGTCAAATAATCTTTTAAACTCAACTGGAATTTGAATTGTTATTGGTTTTGTCCCCGGATTTAACATTTTTTAATCTTTTATAATTTTGTCGCATCCTTTCTGCTTTACAATCAAAACAAACAAAAACAGCTCTGATATTATATCTTAAAACTTCACACCCACACCTAGAACACTTACCATATTTATAATTTGCGAAAGTAATAGGCTTGAATTCAGTTATTCTCGGCATCGTTAATAAATTCCACCAAAAGTGGTTGTAATTTTTCGCCCTTGGAGGTTAAATCAGTTTCAGTTTTATCTTTATAAAATTCTCTAAAAGCGTTTTTAAGATAAAAGATAGCTCCCACAGACCCATTAGAAGACAATCTATTTACCCAAATATTTTCTACGCCTGATTCAAAATCTTTTATTGTGTCGGAATACTTGCGAGAATATTCATAATAATTATCTCTATGCATTCCCACGAAAAAACAGAACCCCGCAATATTAGGCATTTGTTTTTTCTTTTCACAATATTCTAAATACTCAAAAAGTTTAGACTTAAGCTCTTCTTCGGTTTTGAAGATAGGCGGTTTTCCTCCTCCTTCTCCTTGATGGCTGATTGTTCCGTCTTTTTTTAGTTTTGGCACTTACTCCAAGATAATAGGCGCGGAGATCTTTTCGCCTTTATACTCTACAGTTATAGTTGGGTTCGTTATAGTGTTGTAGTCAAATTTCATTAAGTGAAGGTAATAGAAAAATTTATATTGCGCTTTCATTTCTTCTGATCCGTTTCCCGCGGCCCATAAATAATTACTATATGATTGCTCTTGGGTATTGAAGTAAACCTTATTTAAAATGGCCACTTCTTCTCCTATCTGCATTGCTGGAAGTCCTGTTTTTTTATCAATTACTTGAAAATAAAAATCCACCCAATCATATTTATCTAAATCAGCTTTTTTAACCCTATTTAAAATATTAATTTCATAATTAATAACTGGTGCGGGTATATTTTCTGTGGGTTGAGTGGATGTGGTTTGTGTGGGTTGAATTGGCATATTTCCTAATTGGCTAATAGTTTGGTTTTGTATGGGTTGAATTTGTGGAATTACTAAGGTAATTTGTGGAATTGGAATAGTAGCAGTTGTGGTAGTTGTTGAGGTTGCTATTTGGCTGGCCTGCATTGCTACTAATTGTGCTTGTAAAACTGCAACTTGTTTCATTAAAAGTTCTATCAGGGTTTTCAACAGATTATTATAAGTTGCTTGCAAATCTGTTTCTTGCGCATTTACTATTCCTGGCAATAATGCCACCGCCACGATTAAACCAAATATTATGTTTTTCATGTTATTTTTGGTTAATTAATTACAAGTATATCATAAAATTTGTAAAAAATCAACCATTACGACCTTTTATTTCTTTAAATCTTCAATAGTTGATTTTTTATTTAATTCTAGCCATAAATTAGCGACTGCCTCTTCGGGGGTTTTCCCTTTTCCGATATACATTCCTTTCCACCCACATTCTTCACAGCTATAAGAATAAGCATGCCAAATAATATCCCCCGTATGTTTAATTTTTGATATTTCCTCACATCTACCGTTACATTCATTTATGAGTTCTGAAAGAGTTGGGATAGAACATAATAATTCAAAATCGTCATTACCTAATAAATTTGGTATTTTAATATAATTTTCTGGTTCTTCCATTGATTCTTTTGATTTTAAAAAAATATTAGCATCTTCAAACATATTATATCTATAAAAACCAAATGAACATTTTTCTTGTGGAAACCCCATATTTTTAAGTTGTAATCCTAATTCGTATTTCATTTCTTTAAATCTTTTATTTGAGGGGTGACCTTATTTACTTGTGGTTTGTTTGGCATAGGTTTAAAAATCTTCTTCTTCACATTCCTCTTCTATCCCTAAATCCGCTTGGCAGTTTGGGCATATTTTAACTTCTTTTGTAAATTCTTTTCGGTGAATTTTAGAATACACAACCTCTGGCTCGCCTGCTTCAAATTCTCTATTACAATTTTCACATAATTTCTCCATTTTTATTAAATATAAACTTTGACAAATCGTGTTCAGAAACACCACCAATAACCTTTCGTACCAAAGACGGCGTTTCCATATATCTTATTTCGTAAGTATCCGCACTATCTTTTATTATAGTTACATATTTCATATATTTTATTTATTAGTGATTGGCTTGTGGAGAGTTTCCCCTCCATCCACATATTTGGAATTAGAGATAACGTATGTGAACCGACATCTCGACACCCTCCATAAACCAACCACCTTTATTTTATCTTTTGCTTGTTGGATTGTTATAGTTTTTATAATTATTTTTGAGCTTTAGTTTTCTAATTCCTTAAAAACTTCTTGCAATGATTGCCGCGCCCTTTGTATTTTCCATTTTAAATTTGGACTAAAATTACTTTCTACAACCGCCTCTCCCTTATATCCCTTTAGTAATTCAGTAAAATAATCACTACTCATAACAATTAAAATTTCTTGAAATTCTGGTTTTCTTGGATTTCTTATAGCAAGAACTCCTACGTTTCCCGTTGTTTGTTGCCTTTGACATTGCTCCCACCAATCCAATAATTTAATAGTTTTTTGATTTTTAGCTTCAACTTCTACATTGAAAGCCGGTAAACGAACGTCCTGTTTGTCTAACCCATTTCCACTTCCATAAGTTCTATGAGCCTTGCTATCACATTCTTTCCGAAACAAATCTATTAAATAATTTTCAAACCTATTTCCTTTGTTTTTGGCTGATCGTGCGTTCATCAACTTAAATATTTTTGCTTATAATGGCTAATTATTTTTTCCATTTCGGCCGACCTCCAACTTTCAAAACTTTTATCGGGCTTTCCGATTTCTTCCCAAACCACATACAAGACATTTCTTAATCTTTCAGACGGGGATTTTTGATTTTTAAATTCCTTTTTTACTTCCGGCAAATCAACTAAATCCTCTTTTTTGATTTCTTGTTCGCTGAATGTAAACCAACCTAATTTTTCATGTAATTCAAATACTTGCGCGGCTTCTTCTCTTGATAGTTCTTGGGTGTCTATACGCAACCGCAAGCTCTTATCCGCCATTGTCTCAATTTTTTCTATTGTCGCTGGGACTTGAAACATTTGAATTTATAATTTTATTTACCTCGACCTCTTTGGATATTTCGTTTATGTCGTCATCTAAGCCCGTGTAATTTTCATCTATTAAACTTATTTTTTGCTTGGCTAAAATGAGTTCGTTAAGGATTTTTTCTTGCTTCATATCGGATATTGGACTTTAGGTTTAATTTCAAACAGTGTATTGGCCCGACTTTTTATTTCTTCTTGAAAAATCGGATTGGGCTGAATAAATTCTTTGGGTGGTATCCAGCGATATTGGGCTTCATGTTTTTCGTTATAAATTACTTCAATCGCCCCGCTATTTTGCAATTCTCTTAATCGTCTCCCCACATTTTCGTTCAAATACCCCCACTCATTCACGGCCAATTTTCCAATTTCGCCTTTATGAACGATCTTTGGATATTGTGATTTTATGTAATTTAATGCTATTTCTTTTAAGCTCATTTTTTCAGTAGCACCGGAGCGCCGGATAGTTTAGGGCCATTTATAAAAAAATATTAAATATTATCCCCCCTATTCGAACGCCCCCGTGCTTATGTTGTTTTAATTTTGCTTTTTATCACATCGGCTATACTTCCTAATCCTGTTGGTCCTGATACTCTTACATTTTCTTTCTGATAAAAATTGACCTTTTGTTTTTCCTCTTTTTCTTTCTGGTATCTATCTCCTTGTTTATTCCAAGTATTCCACCGAAGTTTTATATAGAATTTACCGCCTACCTGCCATCTTTCTCTCTTGTCGTTTTTGTTTTTAGCCGTCCAGTATTCTAAAAACTCGGCCCGCCTTTTCTTAAACAATTCCTGTCCTTCAAAAGACCAATTGGGATCAATTTTAATTTCTTCATCAAATAATTCTTGAAGAGTTTTTTCTTTTTTTGCATTTATATTTATATTAGAATTTATATTTATATTTAAATTTAAATGCGATATGGTATGCATACCGTATCCATACCCTATAGCCAAATCCAAAATATCCTTTGGAATACGCTTTATTTCTTCGTCAATGCCTTTTTGGACTGTTGGACTCTTTGTATTCTGATGTTTTAGGAAATTTACTAAAATTATCCAATTATCTTTATAAATTATTTTGGGTTTTAGGCGTGGGAAATATGAGTTTATTAAATCATCCTTCTCAATCCCTACTTCAAAAGCCATTGTTTCTATTGGTAATTCATAAATTCCACAAATGTTCGTATGCTCGTTAGTTAGAAGATAAATAAATAAATAACGATCAAGTGGATTTAGCTTTTGTCTAATCCAGCTATCAGACCATATTTTTGTATTTATCATTCTTGTTTTTGCCATTTTTTTATTGGAAGCAAGCCATAAGTGAGGATATAACTTGCTTCCAGACCATTTAAAAAGGTAGATCGTCGGCGGTTATGTTTTCTTTGTCTATGTTGATTTCAGATAACTCGACCTCGTTTTGGTTTTGATGATTAGGATTAAAGGCAAAATCTTCTAATGCTTTAATTCTTTCGTCTAACGCCTTAATGTCAGATTTTGTTGCCCATTCTGGCTTGGGGCGCGGAAGATTAACTAAGGTTTTATTTACATATTGCTTTCCGTTTTTTTCTGTGGTTTTTTCTTCGTATTCCCAAATTCCATTCTGATTAATCTTTTGTTTATATTGCCAATCAAAAGTAATAAATTGCTGGCCGGAAATATCTACCTTAAACATTTGCCATTTTCTCCCGTCTTTTTCTCCCTCCTTGAATAAATCAATACTTAAAATTTGTCCTTCTATTGTTTGTTTAGTTGTGTTTTCCATTATTTTTTATTGTTTTCCATCTTGTTTATCCATTGTTTTAATGGCAAGCAATGAAAGAAAACATTTTTATCTTCTTCGTAGTTTGTTTTTACTATTTCAACTTCAATGTTATTTTCTACTTTTTTGTATTTATGTTCTTTTTTATCCCATTCTTCCCGATAAAGAGTTTTAGGAAGTCGGATAATAACTCTTTCGTCTACTTTTATTCCATAAGGTTCAAAGGTTGCGGCATATCCGGCAGTTTGCAGATAATAATCTTCGGAAATGTGCGAGGCGAATTTAAAATCTATAATCGCCAGCTTTCCGTTTTTTAATACCGCCATCCCATCCAGTGTCCCGGCGTATCCTTTTTCGGGATAAGCCACTCGCGCTTCGGATAAAATCCAATAGTCAACGTTCTCTTTTTCCCATTCAAGAAAGTGGCTGATTGGTCTTTCTAAATTTCCGTCTGGGAGTTTAGGGAGTTTGGTTTTGCGAATTTTGGCTTTGACATATTTTTCCAACCATTCGTGTCCTTCTTTTCCGTCCACTAAAGCCAATTTGCTTTTTCTTCGTGAAGCTCCTTTGGCGTCTTTTAGAATTCCAATATATTCTTTAACCGATTTACAATTTTTTATTTTGCACAATATCTCCTCGGCTAATTCGGTGTCGTCTTCATAATCGGAATATCCTAAAGCTTTAACCGCTTCTTTAGCCCCCCAAGCCGATAGCCATTCTTTTGGCACTATTGAGGAAACTGTTGAAACTCCTTGCAACCAGTTTCCATTTAAATCTTCGTAGCGGTGGTTGTCTTCAATGAATTTAACTTTTTTCATCATATCCACTACCGCTTTTTGTATTTCTGTTTTCATAGTTGAACTCGGCAATGTCTACATCCGTCTTCGGGACCAGCGTGGCAGTCATGTTCTAACTCTGTTTCCACTTCCTTCATTTTCTTTTCAAAAATTCTTTCTCTTCGCATATTCCTTGCATTTAATCCACATACCCCTTGGCATTCGCCGTAAATTATTATGTCCGACCAATGATTTTGATTGTTGCAATACATAGTTTTTTTTACTCTCCAGTCCACTGCAGTCATTACAACGATCCCCGTATGTAATGTCCTACCGCAACCTCAGCAGAAGCGTTAGGTGCTAATGGACTGAAAAGTGCTGACGTTAATTTTTTTACTGAGGTTAATTTAAAATACTTAACAGAACTTTTGCTTGTGTTGCCCAAAATGGACTCCACTCTCCCGTTCTTCCTTCTGTTGCTATTTGAGCTAATGAGAAAAGAAGAACTATCACGTCTATTGCTGCAAGAACAACAATAAAGTGAAAGGCATTTATAACTAAATTTTTCATGTGCTATAATTTTTAAATAAAAGAGGTCGACCTTGTTTGGTTGACCTTAGAAAAAGTGTTGCTACAAGCCCGTCGTTTAAACGAAATTTCGCGACAGATATGTTTTATCGTTCCCCCCCTAAACTCGTCTATTAGGGGGTGTTTTTTGCGAATAAACACTATTCCAAGATTAACCTTGTTAATTAAATTTCCTCTTTGTGTTAATGTGCGGGTAAATCAGACTACCCATGTGTCGTGAAACAAAAAATGTCAGCCGTCTTGGGAGATAGCTGACAATTTTTATTCCCAAGACATTTAAAATAATTGTAAAACTTTTTTTTAACTTTGCAATGTGGATAACTTCTTCTTTCGATCCCGGAGTATTTTCATATTTTTTGCTTCTAATTTTCTAATCTTATCTAAGCATTTTTTGCACAAGCATTGTCTTTCATTTCTTCTCATGTTTTGATGTTAGCAAACATTATATTAAAAGTCAATGAGTCAATTGTGGATAACTCAAAGGAATATTTTTTGCCTTTCACGGCACTCATCTTTGTTAAAGTTTAAATATTTAAAAGAAGTGATTGGAAATTCTCCACTATGGCCCAATACAAGTTGTACATCTTTCACGGTTCCTCCGGCTTTTAAAATTCTGTGTGCTTTGGCATGTCTGTAACTATGGGGTACAACATTGTTTTTTACTCCCGCCTTTTTACACATAGACTTAACCCATCTTTCAATCGTTCGGTTATTAACCCTCTCCCCCGTTCCGCATTTTTCAACAGAGATAAAAAGAGCTTCACTCAAAAAATTTTTTCTTGCTTGTAAATATTTTTTTAAAATTTCTGATGTTTTTTCGCCATACCAAACCCATCGCCATTGTTTAGATTTTTTTGTAAGAACGTGAAAACATTTGTCTTCGCAAATCTGCCGAATATCTAATTCACATAGTTCAGAAACTCTCATGCCGGTGTCCCATAAAAGATTGTGCATTAAACGTTTAGCTAAGTTGCGTAAATCATTTCCTCTTACCGATATATCCATAAATTCAAAATCAATATCTGATAAAACTTCATGTGGAGTAGCATATGATCTTGCAAATTTTATATTAACTGGGTTAATGAGAATATTCTCTCTTTCTCCGACGTGGAATTTTATAAAATCTCTTAAAACAATAATAAAAAATCTAGGAGAACTACGATGATATTTTTTGTAAAGATCATTTTGAAAATTACTTATGATTTCCCAATTTATTTTTTCTATATCCCCACAAAAATTTTCTGCAAATTTATATAGGGCCATTTTATAACGCTCCAAACTTCGTGGGTTGAGGTAACCGCGTTTATACGCCAAATATTTTCCTATGGCTTCTATTGTTTTCATAATGCACAAAACCCACCGTGCAACCGATGGGCTTGTTGGGTTTCCCCTATTGTGCCGTTCCAACCCTTTTTCAAGGAATTGGGCGTATAAGTCCCCTTGCAAGGAGACCTGCATAAACTTACGTTTATACAAGTCTATTATAGCACAAAACAAACATCTAGTTGCACTCCTTTTTGAGGATAGATGTATTAATTAAATTTTAATTAAAAAATACTACTAAATGACAATAATGTCAAGGGGAGATATTAATTTGTTAACATTAAAATTTTTATAATTATTTTATTAATCCTATTTCTTTTAACCTACTTTTAACCTTTTCTGCATAGGCAAAATTGGGGTTATTCGGGGAATTATATCGGGCAAAAGCAAGAGTTTTATTTTCCTTGTAGCCATATTTTATAAGAAGTTCACAAACATATTGAGCTTCTTTTTCTATGTCCCCGATTATTTGTTTCCGGGCCGGATCAGCACAATGGTTTAGGTGAAAATATCCATTACTGCATCCGCCGTCACCTGATTGAAATTTACCAAAAGAACTTTCTTGGATAGAAATTGCAATTAAGTCATTTGGATCAAGTCCATTTCTTCTGGCGACTTTAGTTATTATTTGTTTGGGCGTATCTTCTTCAACAATTTCGGGATTATCTTCGGCCCGAATTTGGATCGAACGACCTGGAATTAAAATTATTAAAGAGCAAACGACGATTACAAACACTAATATTTTTTTCTTCATATCTCGGCGACATAAAGAGTTTGGGTTTCAGGTTTCCCCTACTGCGTCCCTCTGTTGTCCGCCTACAAAACCCGCATAAGTTTTGTAGAAAGACAACATTATTTTTTCAATTCAATTTTTTCATAACATTTTTCACAATGCCATTTTCCTTTTATTAAATATTTGGGTTGCGGGTGCTACCGCATTTATTACATTTTTGTTTCATATTTTTATCCCCTTCCCCCAACCTATTACGAGGTTAGGAGTTAACATGATTTCTCAATCCCAAAAGATTGAGGGAAGAGGGGCGAATGTTTTTTAAGCACTCGCCTCGTCAAATTATTTGCAACTTAAACAGAGCGTCGTGATTATCTTGAATTTGCCCTTTCTCCTTTCCAGCTCCTGAATTTGCGGTTGAGTTAAGGTTCGCCAGACAAGGTGTTCCTTATACTTACCGCATTTTTGACAGCGAAACAGAAGAAACTCTTGGTTTTTTAGGTCTTTCCTGTGCATATCTCACCTCCCTTCTAAAAAAGATTTGAGAGTATTGCGATAAAATCTCAAGGGCTTTTTTTCTTCTACGGGAATGAGCTGTTCAATGGCATCGTGGCAGTCTCGGCAGAGTTTGATAACGTGTCGCATTCTGAAAAATCTCTTCGGAAAAATGTGGTGCCGTGTCAATTTCTTGCGTTGTTTACATTTGGGACACCACCCGTGCATTTAGCACTCTCCCTTGACTGGATAACAGAATGGGCAGGTGTTTGTTTCTACGATAACTGCATCAATTGTCATCAGGTCCCTGAGGACTTGCTCGGAAAGCACAAACCAACGGGACAGAGTTTTGAGGCTAGTGATAGTTCTGCGGACAAAGAACATTTCGTGGCAATGAGTGCAGGAAACAAGAATATGAGTCTTGAACTCGTGCGCACACTCATCACACATCGGAATACCCTCGCAGACTACCGTTGCCTCCTTATTGTCAAATTGGCATCTCACTTTTTCCTCCTTTCCAATCGTTCTTTAAAATCGTTTTTAAGCTGTTCCTTTTTTCGCCAACGAATGAAACCCCAGCAGTTAAAACAGAAATAAACTATCTGCACCGCTAGCATTGGATATACTTCCTTATAGTAGGTATACCAAAGCCAGTAGCAACAGGTTATCTGAAAAACTATAAAGGTCTCTTTGCGCTGGTGGACTGCTAACGTCAATCCCAGAATGTTAAGAACTACGATTAACCACGCTAGTAGTTCCACTTCTTACCTCCTCTTCTTCATAATGGTTTAAATCAGCTTGCTCGGGAATTGCATCGTCATCAAATAGCCAATCCATCTTTTTCCTCCATTTCTATCATGAGTTCTAAGAAGTGTTTGGCCTTTTTTAAATCAGCCATACCTCCTTTCTTTCGCCAGCGGCAAACATATTTAATTACTGCTCCTTCCATAAAAGGAATTTGGTTCTTATGGCAGAATTCCACTACCTGAATTTTCATATCCAAATAGTGGTTTCCGCCAATTTGATTCTCTAAAGCACTCATTTTAATTTTGAATTTATGTTAATAATTATTATACTTTTGGTGGGGGGAGGTGGTTTTTAAGCCACCTCCTCTGCTATTTGAAGAAAGGAATGAAGGTGGGAGTAACTGCTACGATGCTTTTTTTCTTATCATTGGCAACCCGGACTTTTACAGTCCATCCACCGATTGTTGGGTTTAAACCCTTCCTCAAAAGATAAGTGCTTTGATCCTGAAAACATCCTGCCTGGAGAGTGTGGATTAGTCGGTAGAAAAAGTAAAAGCTGATGTGCCAATGCCCAAAAATCATGATATGTGGTTTCTTGCCCGACGGAATCTGCTCAAGGATCTTTTGTGGTTTGTAACTAATGGCGTATGCGCCCCCACTTTCCCCATGGTGCAACCGAATGACTACTCCGTTGAGGATTACATCTCCTTGATATTGGCCCAAATAAACCATGTCGGGACGCCGTTGACTGATGAGTTCGCCGACTTCAATACCTGCATTATTCCACCAGCAAAGATCGTGGTTACCGGTAATGAAATGCGTTGTTACGCCATTTACTTTCGGATAGTTGTTAATAACATATTGAACCTGATTCATCGCTCCGAAAGTATGCACTTCATTTTCTTGGCCACGAAAGATCCTCCATCCGTCTAAAACATCGCCGGAATGGACAATGTGCCTAATCCCCTCTTTGGCGCAAATCTGGTAGAAGGTATGGAGTTCATCCATCCTAGCCAGCTTTGAGCAAAAATGGGTATCAGATACAACCCCGAATTTGAGAACATTGTTGGAAATGCTATCTTGAATGATTTTGGGTTTGTACTTTTTTTCCCCTGCTAAGCGCTTAAACTCTTGTCTTGAAACTCCTAATTCTTTCAGTAAGTCTTTCATTTCTTCCCTCGCTTTCTTATTAAATTGTTAAATTTCTAAAAAGGACTTGCGCGGGGACTACACAAGCCCCTTTCAAAAATTTAAACTGCGTATTTCCCTAATTTTCCTGCTTTAAACACCTTTGCTCTTGCCCAACCAAAAATAAAAAATCCAGCCGAAACAATAGTTCCAAAAGCAGAAACTACATTCACAATTTGGAAAATAAGAATATCAATATCTTCTTGGACAATTGGAGATCCCATTAAATTTGAAATGAGAACAATAACTGGTGCTAATCCAATTAGAAAAGATTTTACTCTTAATGACATTCCATCTCCTTGCGAACTTAGTAAAAACTTATAAATCGTGTCCCACATAATAGTAAAAAAATTAAACGACCTTTAAGCTGAGAACTTTTTATATAGACCTTTGTTATAACAAACCCAATCTCCTAGCCCTCTTTTTTTGTATTGCTTAATCATTTCTCTAATACACTTTTCTGGGTTATTAAATATTTCTTCTTTGGATGAAAATAACTTGCCTTCCCCTGCCCACCATTTAGAGTTCCATTGGCAAATTCCCCAATCATAAGTTCCGTCTGTATTTTTATGCTCGGCTTTGGGGTTATAATCACTCTCGCAATGAACAACTTGAGATATTAAAGTTTTTTCATTCCAATTTAATCCTTCTTCGTCACAAATAACTCTAACTGAATGACGACAATTTTGGGGCGTGTCCCATAAATATTTTGATGTTTCAACCTTAACTTCTTCAATTTGCGTTTCTATTTGTGGCGATACAAATTCGTTAACTGTTTGCTTGGTACTTATTAACATTTTCCATAATTCAATTAGGGCATTAATACACTTTTGCGCAAAGCTAATTTGTTCTTGAATGGTAGGATCTTTTTTCTTTAGCCAAATTCTTTTGGCTTGTTGAAAATCATAGTTCCAATCCAATTCTTTTATAAAATCCCCTTCACTTTCTGGATAGGTGTCAAAAACAAACCAAGACTTTCCTTCATCGGCTTTAAATAGGCAGACAAAATGGTTGTCTTGTGATCCGGCTGGCTTTATATATTTGTCCCCTTCTTTTTTCCAGGCCATTACAGAAATAGCGACCGGAGAATACATCAAGGCGTCTAGTATAATTTTTTGTTTTTCTTCTATGAAGGGATTTCCCGTCCATAAATATTCATGCTTGAAGTCAAATTGTTTTAACCATTCTTGGCCTTTTTGTTTTAAATTTTCTGCTAAAGGATCAGGACTGTAATATTTTTCAATAGTGTCTATGGAGTCATTAAAAGGCAACAAACTTTCATTGACTAATCCTGTTTTTCTTATGGCTTCTCCAACTGTATGGGGAGAATTGCCCGGGGGACGAGTTCCGGCAGAAATCCCCGTAAATCTATCTGAAAAATTTTCTAATTTATCGGTTATGCGATTAATAAAAATTTCTATAGTGTTTAAAAAGGCAAAGCCCGTGCAATTGCAAGTTTCTACATTGTTGCGTCTTTGATATTCTTTGCTTGGGAGCCAATCAGCCCAATCTCTATTCGGGCATAAAACTTCTCCCTGGATTGGTGAAACCCCAAAAATATAATCTTCTTGCTTCGGCTCTTCTAAAATTAATCCGTAGTTTTTGATTTTTTCCATTGTTTTATATCTTTTATTATTTCGCCGATAACGGCGATGAGCATTACGATTATGCCTATTAATCTATTCATTGACTTTTAATTGATTAGTTGTTATGGTTTTTTATATGAAATTTACTTTGGGAATTTTCGCGGGAATGTTTATATTGGCTTTGATCCAAGGGTTTCAAAATTTTGGCTTATTCTCTACGTTAAAAATTCTTGCTATTGGACTAATTATTTTAGCTATAGGACTTATTACTCTTCGTTGGCTAGAGAAAAAAGACCTACTTTGAAAAAATACTGTCTAGCGATCTTCTATTGTTAAAAATATCCGATAAGCTTTTTGCTTGACCTTTTTCATTTAATGCTTTGTCCAATTTTTTTTGTTGCTCTTCACTTAAATACCCTCTCAATTCCTTTTGCTCTTCGACACTAAATTGACGATATAGTTGGGCCTTTCTTCCATAGTCGCCATTTTGTAAAAATTCTACTTGTGGAACAAACCATCTTCTGTCTTCTGATTTTTCGCCTATATTCCTTACCCAATCTTGCGCGGCAATCGATCCATATTTACCCCGCAAAAATGATCGGACTAATTCCATCGTGTCTTGAACTGGAGCTAACATTTTCCCGTCATTGTCGGTTATTCTGCCATCTTCCATAATTTGCATGCCTTCATTTATTCTTTTAATTTGTTTTGGTAATCCCAAGGTAGAGGCCAAAGACCATAAAACTTTTTCATTTTCTCCCTTGCCCAAATTTATTAAAATATTACTTATGTTCCCCAGGGCTGGAGATATTGTAAATTCAGTTTCATTGGCTATTGAATAGGCAATATTTCCTATAATTGGTATGTTTCCGGACATTGATAATAAAACATCTTTAGCCATTCCTTTTGCGTCGCTCCATTCAAAAGTTAGGTTTTCAATAGCTTGCTCCATATACGCGATAGCTGTTACCGCCGCCAAAACTTCAGCTGTCGCTTTGGCTGTTCCACCAAAACCCTTAGAAGTAGCAATGTGCCTATAAAATCCATTCAACTGTGAGGTCAATGGATATAAAAACATCAAAATAAAATTCCCCAATTCTTTTCTAAATGCTTCGGGTCTTTGCCCCTTGAAAAAACCACCATACCACATATCTAAAGTGTCTTGTGCCTTCTTTTCTATAACTTTTTGGATTTCTGGGCTTATTTCTACCCCTTCTTTTAAAAATTTATTGTATTCTTTATCTAACAAGGCATTCAAAGAAATTTGTGCGTTTTTCTTATCAAACTGTGTTAAGGCCCCGGTAAATATTCTGCCGATTTTCCCCTGGAGGTCAGAAATGGCTATGTCGCCTCGTCGCTTTGTAAGGCTGGGAAGATCGGCCACATTAATACCAAATGCTTTAGCATAATTGCTTTTAAATTTTGGTAGAGTTTTTTCAATAACTAAAATTGGGACTTGGGTTAATGCCTGTTTTAAAACAGAAGCATAATTTAATCCCAAGCTTCCTAGTGCCACACCTTTTCTTAATAATCTTGATAAAGCGTTAAGAGATTGTCCCCCTAATGAAGATGGGGATTCTGGGGTAGTAATATTACGTAGCCAATCACTAATAGTTTGCCAATCTTGCTCTTTGATAATATTTTTAAAATCATCACTATTGACTAAATATTTTATGTCATTAGTCGTTTCACCATAGTTTAAAAATTGAGTAATGCTATCCATCCACCTTATTGCCACCCTTCTATAATCTTTTTCGTATAGTTCTAACGGAACTTGCTTGGCTCTTTCTTTGAGTGAAAAGAAGGCTGGATGATTTCTAAATAGCCAGTCCATACTTCCTCCTTGATCTATTAGCTTAATATCATCTGCAGTCATAAGAGGGGCGTAATTTTCCACCTTGCCCGGATTTTTTCCTAATTTTTTTGCAACCTCAAAAAACCTTTCTTCGGTTTCTTTAATTATAGAATCAAAAATTTCTACAAATTTTCTGCCTTTTTGGCTTAATTCCGTTATGGATATTTCCTTGCCCTTGCCCTGCCTACTTAAATAATATTTTGCCACTCCATCAGCCTCATTCTTGGATAAATTAAATCTATCGGCAGTAAACCAACCTCCCTCTTTAAATAATCCGGCGTCTTTAAATTTTTGAATAAATCGGCTCTTTAATACTTCGGCATCTCTACCTGACTGAATAACACGATCATAAATGTTGGATAATCCCTTCCTTTCAAAAAAAGCGTAGGGAAGTTCAATAGATTTGGCCGCTTTGATAGGAATTTCAATCCCCTCTACCAACATTGATTTTTTCTCCCACTTTTGTTTTGGAATTTCATCGGAATATTTACTTTTTATTTCGGCTATATCTGATTTTTTAATAACTGAAGATAACGAACCATCGGCATTTCTTTTAATTTTCACGGTGTCAACCAACTTAGTGCCATCTTCTAAAATAATATTTTCAATATCTTCATCAGATAATCCTCGTTTTTTAAATTGAGCAATAGAATTTTCGGTATTACCCCGTGTATGCTTTTGAATATTTTGAATGGCTTCTTGCCTAATTTTTTGTTGTTTCGCGTCTAATTTAGTAGCCTTTTGTTGAGCTATTTCGGCATTTTTTATTTCTTGTTTTGTGGCTTTAATTTCATTTTTTAAATTTTCTCGTAATTCTTTTTGTGTTGGAGTCGTAAATTTACTTTGGCCCAATACAAAAGTATCCCCTTGAATTAAGGCGGGCATTTTATCGCCAGACCAATTAGAATATGTGTTATTTTGTTGTCGTTTTAATATTTCTTCACTAATAGAATCAGCTAGTCTTTGCTCTTTATCTCCAAGCGTTTTGTTGCTTTCTAGTTTAGAAATTGTTTTTTCAATTAAATCACTACTTCTTAACTCGGATGGAACAAAATCTGGGAAAGTTGAAGACTCCCCAAAATAATCCCTTCCCCCTCCAGTTTCTTGTGGTATTGAGTAGCGTGAACCAGCCTGCGAAGATTGCAATTCAATTTTTATATTTTCCCATTCTTGGCTTTTTGTAATATTTTTAGACTCATTTCGAATTATCGGGTCGTAGTATTCATCGTCAGATAATATTTTAGCTACATCATCCAAAAATGTGTCATCTACCACCTTATCCCACTCTGCTTTTAGTTGGGATTTGGTTTTGATAACGTCTTTATTAAAAATTCTTATTTCTCCTTCTAAATTAGCTGACAAATCAACACCGTCATATCCTTTCTTTATCGCATAATCGCTTATACCTCCCAAATCTACAGTCCCATCTTCAAAAAATCTGTCTGGTATTTTATTATCGGGAAGGATTTTTGCATTTTTAGATATTACCAATTCATTTATAGAGCCATTTTTATCATTGAAATTACCACCACCCCTTCCGCTTGCAAATGTTTCTGCCCAAAACTTATCTTTGGTCGTAGAAATTCCCCCTTCTTCAACCCTGGTTGCATCATAGGGTGTTCCACCATGATAAACTGATTTTCCTTGCCCCTTCACCCACTCATCAAAAGACTGACCAGAGGCTTTAGCTTTGGAGATAGAGGTTGTTATATTTTCTGTTTTTAATGCATCTGTTTTTACATTTTTTAATAAACCCTCTACTTCTATCGGTTTAGTAGTTTTCACTAATTTACTAACCAACTCATCACTAGCCTTTACGCCAATTTTTTCTAATTTACTAAAAATATCTTTGGCTACTTTTGACTTGGCAATTTCCCTAATAACATTTTTTGATATATTTTCCATAGATCCAACCACGCCAGTTAGATCAAAAGTTGCCCCGGATTCTACACCAACAATTCCATTGTCAAAGTTTATTTTTGAGTTTAGCGGAGGAGTCAGGCCTAATTCAGTATATTTTTTATTCATCATCGTCTGGATCTGCTTTTTTATCTCGTCTTCGTTGGTTCCCCTACTAGACAAACGATTATAAATAATCTGTGCATCTTGTCTTACTTCTTTTATGGGGGTAATAAACCCTTGAACTTTATTTCTAAAATTAGCCAATGCCGAAGTATTTACATTGATATTAACCGTTTTTTCTAACGGTCTTGGAAGGTTAGTAGAGATATTTTTTAAATTATTTGTTGTTTGCCCAATTAAATCCTTAACGGGTTGAAAATTTAAAGCAGCTTTATTGACTTCTCTTAACTTCGCCGACACTTCCTTGTTTTGTCTTTGCGATTCTGCTGTTTGAATTGTTTGTCGTGCCATTTCCGGCATCGCCTTAACATTCGTTTTAAAGCGATCCATTAAAGCACTTAAATTTAATGCCATAAATTATAAAGATGCGTTGCCTTCTAAATATTTAATTATTTCATCGTCGGAATAACCCGCCTGCCTTGCTTCTTCTACTTTTGCTATCGCTTCTTTTATAAATCTACTTATGTCCATAGAGGCCGGAGTATACCACTTGGAAGTTCCAAACTTATCAGACATTTTTTTCAATTCATCTGTTGTGTAATTGGTTCTTAGATATTCTTCTGTTATATATTGGTTGGTGCTGCCCGCGTTTCCTCCACCGCCAGAAATAATTTTTCTTGCTCCTTCTTCTAATTGTTGAGGTGTAGCATTTGGGTTATCTGCCATATATTGCGAAAGTTGAGATTGAGTAAATCCATACGGAGGTGTCCAGCCATAAGTATTTTTGAATTGCCCAATTTCCCACATTGTTAATGGTTTCTCATTTGGAGTGATATCGCCACTAGCGTTTCCGCCGCCAATAAAAGACTTATCTTGTAGATATATTGAAGCTGCCCTCAAGGCCTCGTCTGGTGTTTTAGATCCTTGTATTTTTTGCAAAGTTAAAGCATCTGCTCCATTTTTGGCAGCTTCAAGGGCTATATTGTAAATATTTTTTTGATTATCTTGTTGTGTTTGGAGCGCCAATTCTTTTTGTTGTTGAATCTCTAATTGTTGTGCGGCTCTTTTCTTTTCTGCGAGTGTATATTCTGGAGAATTAATAATAAGATTAAGATTGTCCATTTTTACTTTGAGTTCTTCTCTTAGTGGATCATATTTGGCTGAAACTGCTCTATCTACCAAATCATTGGCTAAGGCTAAATTACCTCGTGAGGCTTCTAATAAGGAATTTACCGACAAGGCTTTAATAGCATTTTCTCTTAATGCTTCTGAAGTTTTGCCCTGATAGGCAGTATTGGTTTGTCCAAGCTCTCTGGCTTGTAATTCTAACTGCAAAGGAATGGCGCTTGCCTCATTTTGTAAAGTTTTTAATTGGGCTTCCAAATCTTTCTGGGTTTTGGCAAGTTCGGGAATATTATAAATTGTTTCTTGCTCTTTTCTATAAGCTGTTTCCCCGGTTAAACCTTGATTTAATATTTTTAATTCATTAATCAAGTCCTGGCTTTGTTGCTCGGGAACAGAAAGTTTATAGGTATCCTCCATAGTTGGAGCATTTGAAGGTGTCGGCGGAGTAGGAATGACTGGTGGCGGGGTAGGAGTAGGCGAAGAATAATTTATTGGTGTTGTAGGTTTTAAAATATTGGAAGTAATAATGTTGGGTTCTAACATTACCCCACTAGAAGGATCTCGGTTAACTGCACTTTTAATTGCTGCATTTGGATCAGCAGCCTCTACATATTGTTTTTGACCTAATGTATCTATATAAGCGTATCTCATAATTTATCTTGTGTTTCATAATAAACTTCAATCTTTCTTATGATCGCTGCCGTGCTGGAAGCCGAAGAATGATTGAACCTTATATGCAACAAAAATGTGTTGACATCTTTAGCGTTGGTAGGAACAACAGATATTGAAGAAACACTTCCATTAGCGGCATTGGTTAATGTTTGATTCAAGGAATCTGTTGCCCCTCCTATTGAAATTGTTGCGTTATTTAAAAATAAAGAAGCTAAAATAGAAGCTCCAGTTCCAAACTGAGAAAAATAGAAAATTATTTTTGTTATGTCACTTTTATATGGCAACTCCCTAATTGAATCTTTAAAATCGGCATTAATATAATAATTTGTCCCCATATAAGATATGTAATAACTTGAACCTACTTTTCTTCCTACGCATAAATAAGAGGAGGCAAGGTTTTTTACCATTCCCACATCGCTAGAAGCGGTTGACCCATCAGAAGTTACGGCCGTTCTAAAATGAAATGCGGTGCCATCTAGACAATACATGTTGCCACCGCTTGATTTTGTGAAATGAATCATATTTTGATACAACTCTATGCTTCCAGGACGTGGCCCATTTCCAATTTGTGAAGATTCAAATATTGTTTCAAAACCTTCATTCTTGTAGTATTTAATTTTTGTCGTATTATTTATGCCTTGAGTAAACGCATATAAAATTCCGTCTTTTACATAAATAGCTGAGACATAATTATCGTTTAAGTCATAAATGGCGTCGGCAAGAGTGCTGGAACAATTCCAAAACCAAACCAAGGCTTCTCCTTTGGTATAAGTAGTAATGCTTCCAGTGGCTTTATATCCGCTTATAACCAAAAAGTTTCCTAAAACCCTTAAGTCTGTTGCCACATAACCAGTCCCTAAGCTCAATTTTTGCATAATTACAACCCCGGTAGATGGATTTAATTGAACTAAATATTGTCCATTAGTGATATAAATATATTTGTCTGGGCCAACTGCCATTTTATGAGGAACGGATTTGTCTAAAACCCCGCCCCCTGAAGAAGTAGAAAGAAAATCGTCGTCATAAGCTCCAGAAGATTTAGTTCTTCTCCCCACATCCCCATCTGTCCCATCATTGAAAGAATATAGAATATATTCATCAGATGAATTTTTATAAGTTAAAATATCTTCCCCAACAACGCTTGAGTGATGAGAAATGTCTTTGGCGGCATCAACCTCAAAGTCAACGGTTCCAAATTGAACGATTCTTCCGTTATCTAAAATACAAAATGCTTCTCCGGCCGAATCCACTACCCCATTAATTGGTAGCCCTGTTACTCTTGTTTCTGAGTCTCCAATATTAGTAAAAACTTCTCCAGGAGAAATTTGTCCGATCTTGCCATTACGAAATAAACTAATTGCCGTTGAGGCGCTATATTTTCCAGGCTCAGCTTCTACACCAGCAGAAGAACCAGAAAAATCTAACCCCCATCCCCTACCTATTAAATTTTTATCTATTGTAATTTTTCCCATATTTATCCTATTGCGATTAATGTTACGATGGCATTAGTTGCGTCTGAGTTTTTCCAAATATAATTTATAGACGTTCCACTTAATGAAGTGATAGTAAAATAAGTATCAGAATCCCAATCTAAAAAGGCTCCATTGCTTGTGTCGTTGTATCTCACTAATGGGATATAGCCTAAGTTTGGAGTGTGCCAAATTCCAAAAGCGTTTTGTGTATTAGTGGACACTATTCTTATAAACCCAAAAATAACTCTAGGTACAAATCCGAAATCATTTGAAGAACTTTGCTCCACCGAAGTTGAGCCAGTAAGGGTTTTTGTGAAAACTCCAGAAGATATGGCGTGAGTATGAGATGTTCCTGATTTTTCTGTGTCTAATTCATTTAGGGCGTCTTGAACATTAGTGGCTGCAATATTTCCTGCTGGGGTATTGGTTACATATCCAGCACTAATAGCTCCCCCATCTCCATCATCGTGGTTATGGGTGTTTCCTCCAGTAACTCCATTAGCAATATCGGCATAATCTGAATCGTGATTGTGGTCTGTTTTGGAAAAACTTTTGCCAATAATATCTTTAGTGAATGGATTAATTTGTGGGTTATCAATAATATAGCCGCTTACTCTTGTTAGTTCGGATTTTAATGAATCAATTTGTTGTTGTAATTGTTGTTGTAATTTTTCTAATTCTGTCATTTTAATTTTTCGCTTATTAAACCATTAATTTTGTCTTCAATAACTTTGGCCCATTTAAAATCTAACAACTTGGCATTTTCTAAAATCGATTTTAATTCGGTTAAAGCAATTAATAGGGCCATGAAGTTATAAATCCAATTTGGCATCATTGGCAATCTGGTTGCTTGATAAGCAGCAACAATTAATAAGAAATAAAGAAGAATTTTTAAAAGCATTCCTTTCATTAACTTGTATGAGTTGAATCGCTTCATTTTTATTGCACCCATAATTCCCAAAATCACATCTATCACTACCAAATAAGCCATTACCTCAATAGCTAAATAGTTATAACCAAGCGAATAACAAATAAAAGTTAAAATTCCAGCCAAACAAGCTTTAATTTTTAATCCTGCTATGAAGTTATGAAATATTGCTCCAATTAATGTCATTTTTAAAAACAACTTAAAATTACGTAAATAAACAAAATAAATAAAATTTTTATTTTGTGTTTTTTTATTATTCCCACCATATAATTTGCATTTGATTTGTGGCTAATACTGCGCTTGTATAACTAATAATTACCACCCCCGAACCTCCTAATCCTCCTCCTGGTGCTGCATTTCCTTCTCCACCACCACCACCGCCACCACCTGTGTTGGCTGTTCCACTATTTCCCTGTACTGCTCCTACTGAACCTGCACCTCCTCCACAAGTAGCTGTCCCTGCGGTTGTAGCTGGATAAGCTCCTCCTCCACCACCACCTGCATAACAAACTGATGCTCCCGAAATTGTTGATGTATAACCAGCTCCACCTGCTCCTGCTACTGTTTGCGTGGCGTTTGAGCCAGCCGCACTTGCACCACCCCCACCAGCTCCCATATAAGTTGGACTTGCAAAACCTGTTCCACCGCCATATACGTTTGAACCACTACCTGCTCCTGCTCCTGCTTGCCCTGCACTTCCTCCACCTCCTGAACCACCACTTGTTGGGCTTTGGGCTGAGCCAGATGGGCTTGGGTTAAAACCTCCTCCCGCGCCGCCACCGCCATAAGCAGTTATTGAACCAAACGAAGAATTACCACCATTCCCGCCCGCGGTATTTGTTGTTCCGCGTGTTCCACCAGATCCAATAACTACTGAAATAGTATTACTTGCATTGTAAGAGGCATTATATTCAACACTTCCACCACCACCACCGCCACCATCCCAATGGCCACCACCGCCTCCTCCAGCCACAACCAAAACTTCTACATTCTGGCTACCCTTTCCAGAACAATCTAAAGTTGAACTTGAATTAAATGTGTGGATAGTTTTCCCCCCCGAGTAAGTTATAGTTCCACCCGTACAATCAGCCGAAAAAGCTCCATAAGAAATCTTTGGAATAAATATTGAAATCAAAAATGTTATTAAAATTATTGATAAATATTTTTTCATTTTTTTACTGTTATCCAATCCTCATCTATAATGTCATATTTAAGATTGTTGGCTTTTATAAAATCTACTACTGGATAAAATACCCCAGGAATTCTAAAATCATGTCCCGACAAAATTCCTTTTTTTTTGAGTAGTGGATAGTAGTTCTTAATATCTTTTTTTACGAATTTTGAATCGTGGTTTCCGTCTATATAAACAAAATCCAATTTACCTTTTATGTCTTTATATGCCTCATCTGAAAACTTATGAATCCACACAATCTTATCCTCATATGGCTTTAATCTTAATTTAGCGGTTATCTTTGCTGTATCTAATAATTTCTGATCAGATTTATTCTCTGTTCCACCAATACTTTTTTCATATTCTTTAGTGTTTTGGTATGGATCTATCAAATATAACTTCTTAATCGGCAAGTGCTTTAAGATATTTAAAGCGTTCTCTGCTTCCCAAACCCCCACTTCTGCTCCGGTTAGCTCTTTGCCCTTTAAATACTTTCCATATTTAAATTGATGGATAAATTGAATAAACCCTCGTGGATAATAAACATTTATATTAATTCCAAATAATCTTAAAAATTTTTGTATATAAAATTTAAACTGCCTAATCATTTTTATATTTAATTCCTACGGTTAATGAGCTAGTTGAATTGACTGTTGCGTCTATATCAAAATTTAAAATTGCTCCTGCCGCTATTCCAGAATTAGCAAAGGTTGAGGTTGCATTACCATCCGCGTCACAAACCATTGACCCAGAACTGAAAACATCTGTTCCTGCTGATCCTGGCGTACTTGAAGCTCTTTCATCGGCTCCAATAGTGATATTGGCTCCACCTTTTGTGTTGCAATAAATTTCAACAATCGTAATGGGTTTAAAAAATGTTTTTTGAGAATTAAAGTTAGTTGAGGTAGTGTTTATCACATTAAAACCAACGTCTTTATAGGCAGTAGAAATAGTTGTGGAGTCGGGGAAAATTACAGACGTAAATGAAGGAGTAGAGGTTACTGCAATAGTAGTGGTAGATCCGGCAGTAGAAAAAGTTGCGTTTGTACCGGCCGCCAAAAATGAAGCTGAAACATCTCCATTCCCGTCTGTTTTTAAGTATCCGTTTAATTCTGTGCTTACTTGTAAATCAGATGCAAAAACCTTTGTCGCATAGAGATTGCCATTTGTATAAAACTTGTAAGTTCCTGGATTATTGGTTCCAACACCAATATTTCCGTTTGGTAGAACAGTAAAAAATGGAGTGGCACTTGTGGAGGTTGCTATGGTAAATAATGAAGATTGTGTGCTTGTCCCAACGCTTAAATAAGAAAAGTTCCCATTAGTTGAAATTAAATTTGTTATTCCTAGGTTCGTAGAAGTAGCTGTGTTAAAAATTCCATTAGTGGAAAAAAAGTCCGTGCTTGTAACCCTATTAAATAAACCATAAGTGGAAGAAACTTGTCCGTTTAAAAATAAAATTCCAGTTGAACTGGTATAGGAAAAATTACTATCCCCTACTAACGCGCTACTAATGGCATTGTTTAAATTAGTAAGCGAATTATTTACATTAGTTCTAAAAGTATTAAGCGTATCGGTTGTATCGGTTGTAAAAATTGTTGCGCCTAAAATAGTTCCATTGTTTTTGACGACAACAATACAGAACAAAATAAATATAATTACAAAAATTAAGATAAAATATTTTTTAATAAACTTCATGATTTGTTTAAATTTGACCAAACAGTACCAACTAATTGGTCAAAGGTTATGTTTTTCAACAACGTCCCATCTGCGAATACGACGCTTTCAAATGTAAAATTAGCCAAAGTTTCTAGTGTTTGCTCTTCGTGTTTTAAAATATTTAAAAATGAAGTGCTATTTTTAGATGTGTTAGCGGTAGAAACTACGCTATTTTTATTTGTATTGGTAAATGTTGTCATCTAAATCTAATTCCTCTTGTAGTTATGACCCTTTTAACGTCTTTTTCCCTCTCAGATTCAAATTCAAATAGCTCTTTTTCTAGACGATTAATTTCTGAAAGAATAAATGGAACTCTGTCTCTAAGATGTTTGGCGCAAAAAGGTAGGGCCGCTTTATAGGCCAATAAAATATGATAAGGAGAAGCAAATCCTGGTTCTTTCGTGCCAGTAGTAACTTCGGCAGAAGTAAAAATATCAGCAGTTCTTCTAAAATAAACTCTTAGTCCGTTAGTTAAAGTTACGCTAGTAGATGATGGCTTAGGATAAAGTAACAATGAATTTCCATTTTTATCATATTGCATTGGAAGCCCGTTATCTTTCATATGTTCTTCCATCGGAATGTTTATATCGCGTCTATCAATTGGATCTAATAATTGCCATATTCCTCCTGAATCTAATACCTGTACTCTTTCAATAGACAAATGAGAAGCGTCAAAGGTGTAGTCTTGTTGTCCATCAACTAAGCTAGTTGTGGCAATAGGCATATCAGTGTAATTGGTATCGTCAAAATCCCATGATCCATTTAGCGCGATAAGTTTTCCAACAATTTCTTCATAGGCAGCATTAACTCGCCTCAATAAAGTAGCGGCTGGATAACTATTTGTATCTGCGTCGCATAAGTCTCTAGCTTCTGCGTTTATATCTGATATAGTCATTTTCTTTTTGGGTTAGTTTAGAGAGACGACTTTCCTCTCCCTAAACAGCCCCAAAAGGAGCTGTTTGTTCCGTTAAGCAACGTTAACATCAAAGATCACAGGTTTGGTTTTGGCCCATACCTTAGTTTCAAAGTCAACCCTGGAAACAACTGCAATACCTGAAGTGCTAGCTGGATCTTTTTCGTCAACCACTATTTGCCCATAGGTATCTTTTAAGATTCCGATGTGGATTAATTTCTTAACCCCGGCAACAACGTGGTTAGCAGATAAAAGATTAGAAGCATAGTGAGTAAGACCCATATAATTTACTCCTTGTCTTGCTCCGTCTCTTAGCGCCTGGTCGGCAACTACAAAACCATTAGCCATCATAAATCCTTCAAGTAGCTCAAAATCTGCTGGTCTCCATACAACGAATCCTCCATTTCTTTGCAACAAAGTGTCTCCGGCTGCTACGCGAATAACTCGCTTGATGTGTCGGATAATGTCATCAATGTTGGTTGAAGAAACTGTAATTTGAGTAGTATCTGCGACTGAACCACCAGTAATATCACCGGAACCGAAGTTGGTCATATTGGCGTGGTTAGCATAGATAGCAGTTTCGATTGCTTCGTTGAGCAATACGCCTTGCCTTTTAGCCAATTCCATTTGTTTTGTATAAGTGGATTGTGCTAAATCTGCTCTATCAATAAACACTGGCACAATTTTTGATGTGCTGATGGTTACTGATTCATCTGTTTCTGTGAAGGTGCTGTAGGTGTAAGCAGTTCCTCGTTGATTGGTTTGAACTGCAGGATCAGTAAAATAAGGATTGTGGAGAACTCTTGTATTGCTGATTTCAACATTACAAATATCCTTCCAAAAAATCGGCTCATCTAACTCTTCCTGAAGTTTTTCTGCCCAATCTTCTGCATAAACAACTGTATTAATTGCTGTAGCCATTTAAATAAAAACTTTTAATTTTTAAATATGACTACGCGACGACCTAGATAACTACAGATCTGTCACTAAATTTATTCTTAGTATTTTCTTGCTTAATTTTGGCGTTAATCACTTCCCGTCTGAGTTCTTTATTCTCTTTGGGGGGCAATTCGCCCTTAGCAAGCCAATAATCAACTGTGTCAATAGGAGCAACAGAAGAACGATTTTTACTGCCCTTGGGAATTGCTTCCTTGGAGCTATTGTCTTCCCGACGCTCTTTTAACTCAGCTTGAAAATATTTATTTTCAAGAATTTCTTCTAGTGACTTACCTGTTTTTTCAACAGCTTCCCATACAAACTCATATTCATTATTTTGAATACCGCTTGCTTTTAGAAATGCTTTTTCTGCGTAGTCAAAACCCTTTTTTTCTTCTTTTGGTTGTGAACTACTCGTTTCTGCTGTAAGTCGGGGATCTTCTTTTAACTTCTTCAAATCCGAATAATTCCTTTTGGCTAATCCACTAAACCTTTTTGCCGCTTCATTTTGCGCTAAAGCAATGGATTTCCAATCTGTGTTGTCATTTCCTTCTTCGTCGCTTTCTTCAACAATTTCTGGAATGACAAATTCGTTTTCATTAGCCATAAACGATAATGTTATTAATTTTAGAGATTAAGAACTCATTTTCGTTTTTACGATTGAAACGATAACAAGTAATTTCCTTTTGATTGGTAGAATAACCAAGATTTTTAGTAGCCTTCGTAACAAACGCGAAGGGTATCATTAAAATCAATTGCGCCTCCTAAATTCTGCACTAAAACTG